GGGTTTCGCGTGCTCCCAAGAAGGAGTAGGTCTCGAACAGGAAACCAGCATACCCACGGTCCCGGTGCGCCGCGCGCCCCCACACAGTTGTGTGGAGGTGCCCGTCACCGTAGCCCGCGGGCCCCCAAATACGTATCGCTTCCGGAATCCAACTAAGGACCCGATCGGCGAACTCATCGAGGAGCTTTCCCTTATAGAAATTGTAGAGGGAAAACAGCTGAGGATAGCCTACCTCGTCTAGGTAAGCTGGCCTTATATCTATTCCCTTGTAGTAGTCCTTCCCACACGATTCCCTGAACGGACCCTCCCAGAACGACTTGGAAGGATTAGGCGTAAAGCCTAGATCGCGTAGGACCCCTATCAACTGAGGAGCGCAAGCGGCCGGGACGATTATATCATCACCGTACACTCGCACTGCCCCCTCGCATCCCTCGGCTTCCGCGACTGATGTCGCGAAAGACCAAAAGAGGAGTGTCTCAAGAGGAAACGTCGTTCCGTTGCCCATACTCGAAAACTTCTCGAGTACGATTCGCCGCCCTTTATAGGTAACGGATCCGCTCCTGGCAGCAGCCAGGAGATCGAACCAGTCATCTGGGAGCAGATCGAGCACCAAATTGGTGGCAACGGTATCCGACGCAGAACTCAGGTCTATGGTAGCTAAGCTGCCATCTATGGACCCCTGCCGCGCAAGAACCTGGTTAGGCTCTTGACGGCGAAGGTCTAGACCACACTCTGTCAACAGCCTTTCGGCCATTAACCGCCCGATACCCCCTTGGAGAAGGGTATTTAATACGGGCTCGACCACGATTCCGCGGTCGACGAGGCTACTTTTGGGCACGAAGCCTAGAGTTCCGTCGACAACGTCGACAGGGACTCCTTTGACCTGCTCACCGTGTTCAGCGGGACACTGCTCCGATCCTCTCTGAAACTCCGTGGTCACAAAATCTGACCATGCCGGAAACTCATTGAGGAGACGCGGTAGCAGTGGCAGGAGGCTCGGGCTACACTGGAAGCCAGCGGACAACTTTGTGCGCGGACTGGCTTTTCTTTTCACGACGTCCGTCGTGGCGCCAGGTCCAAAGCAGTAACTTAGGTCAGACACGTCTGGAGCATCTCCGAGTACTCGTGCGATTTTTCGTGCGGACGTATGAAGTATACGTTCGACGTAGGGGCGGAATTGAAAATCCCCCCTAGCGCGCGCTCGGAAACACTCATTGGTGCGACGGCAGTCAAGCTCGGACTGTACGAATTTCCCAAATGCCGCGGCCTTTCGGTCCACGGTTACACCTGGGAATTCTAGCTTACTCTTTTTATAGAGGGCTAGGGCCTGTCGAAGGTGGATGAGACTAACAACGTCATCATCGTCTCCATAAGCCAAATCGTACATACACAGACCAAGATAATCACGAGATCTAAGAAGGCTCGCGATTTCAAGGCTCTGAGGGCTCGAAGTGCAAGCCTCCAGGTGCATTCGGCACATTTCGTCAAGGAATTCAAGCTGTTCACTCCTTGGCCATACCCGGTCCCACGATTGTGAGACCCGGGGTGCTGCTTTCCGTCGTTTATGGTTCGACATAACCACTCCTTTAAGTGGGGAGATGGGTGGAAACTCGCGACCGACTGTAGGTTAAGTCGGGGACACAAGCAAGTCAACGCCCTCGGGCACCATCCCAGCAGTGGCGGGAGCCACGCTGGTGACGATGTTACCGAGGATATTGACGAGCAGTTGTCGTGCGAGACGGCGAGAGGTAACGGTCGAGCGCTTCGGTGCATAGTTAATGTACACGTTGCGGTCGATGAACGCCACCTTCGGTGCAGCGGTATAGCCTACAGAGTTAGCACCCGAGACACTCTCCATGACGGGCACGTTGACGTCAAC